AATCTTCCAGAAGTAAAATACTATGATAAGGACATTAAAAAGTTAAGTGATAAAGCAGAAACTCATACTGTTAATATCGCTGAACTTTATAAGATTGTAGAAGAAATAAAGGGACAGCAAGTAGAATTAAATGAATGGACTGCTAAGTATGGTGATGTAGATCCATCAAGACCTATAGGACCAGATCCTAAGGAGAAGCAAGGTAATGATCCTCTTACTGCTACAGATCAAAAGTTTGCTACTTTACAAGACTTAGCAGCAAATTATAGACTATTTGTAAACAGAGTTGAGCAACAGTTATATACCATTGGTGGAGGTGGTGCAGGATTCATCAAAGATCTTGATGATGTTAATTTTGATGCTACCAATAACGACTTATTAATATATGATGGTGATAATTCTAGATGGGTTGGTATTGCTTCTACTTCATTAGGAAGTAGCACTCTTACTGGATTAGATGATGTAGATGATTCTAATTTAGGAGATGGTAGATTTTTAAGATATAATGCTACAGAGGAAGAGTTTACCTTTGAACCAGTATCTGCTACCAATTTAGAATTGATTGCTGGTGATATTCAGTCAGGTATATTAACTACTTCTGCTACAGGACAGGCAACTGTGATGTCTATTAGTGCATCTACTTATAGGTCTGTTAGTTATCAGGTACAAGCAGTTCAGGGTTCAAATTATAATATGACTACCATTAATGTTATCCATGATGGGACTAATACATATATGAATGAATTTGGTACTATTAATCAACCAACAGGTATAGCAACCTTCTCTACAGACATTAATAGTGGTGCTTTAAGATTATTGGGATATCCAGCATC